CTCTACCGCTTGAGAAGCCCCGACAGATATCACTGGGACTTGCGGATACATGCGACAGACCGACCTTCGATACGGTGATACCTCGGATGGCCTCTCTGGAAGTAGAGAGGTGGCCGCCAAGCGGCCTCGATGACGTAGTAAGCGGGACATAGATTGGTAATGTAGCCCCAACTTTGGGACGGTTGACAGCCCGTGCAAATCACAGATCACCAATCAAGAAAACCAATCAAAATCATGAGTAAAGAAAACGAAAGTTACATTCGCTATGTAGTAATCACCACCCGAGGCTACTGGGGCAAAGACCCAGAGCTTAAGGTCGCATTGAAGAATGCCAACGTCAACGCTATCTATGCTTTGAACAGCAAGAAAAAGAGTGCTGTAGCATACGTCTATCGGGTCGAACTCAGCCCCGTGGACAGTATCTTCAACGAGGAAAGCAGGAAGGGCTTGAAAGCCAATCACATCAGCTTTTCTGGATACAAAGAGGGTGACCTCATCGAACCTTGGGTCAATGACTGGGGTAACCTCGGAACATGGGGTGCCAAGTCATCTGAGAAGGTGATTGAACTCAAGATCAAGTAATTCATTCAGCCGTGGCTCTTCGGGGTCACGGCTTTCTGGGTAGACGGACAGGGCTTTGACCCGTGAATTAAAAGGTGCCTGCAGCAGTGTTTTCATCGACGGATGAAGGCACGTAGGTTTCACACAGAAGTCCAAAGGCGGCACAAGCTATGCCGCTGAGTCCGTCCATTTCACACTAACATTAACCAATCAAAATTATGCAAATTAAATCAAAATATAAGGCAAACCAAATTGCACAAAATCCCAATGACAAGCTTTGGTATTGCATTGGACATGCTGGAGGCAAGCATTGGATGCCCCTCAGTGACGGATTCAAATCGAAAGCTAAAGCCGACAAATGGCGCAAGTTGCAAGTCAAAGTCGATAAGGCGCACTTAGCTAGCGTCTTGAACTGTCCCTTTGACAAGGTTTCTGCCTACATCTAAAACCAACAGCTCACACTCCCTTGGGGTGTGGGCTTTCTGGGTAGACGCATCCTGCGTCGAACTAATAAACCAATTAATACTATGAAAACGAAACAATACAAAGTAATCATTCAATACTACGCTAGCGATGCGCAAGACGTGTTGTTATATGAAAACAAAAATAAAGCTTTTGACACTTATGATCACGCAGAGTCTGACTCATGCGTTGCATGGGCGGCGTTATTCAATTCAGACGGAAAGGGAGTAAACGACGTTCCTTGGTCGGACTTTTAAACCATCGGCCTCACCTCACAAGGGTGAGGCTTTTTGGGTAGACGCATCCTGCGTCGAACTAACAATCAACCAATCAAAATTATGAAAACAAAACACACATTTACAGAGTATTTAGAGGCGGCATTCTTTCGATACATGCACGAAAACAGTATCTGTCCGTGGACGCATGAAGGAATCGAGTTTTACTTTGGAAAGATATACGAACGCTACTTTGACCGTTCTGACTGTTCGATGCGCTTTGATGTAAGAGAAGACTTAGCTTTTCTTATTCAAGACGCTAAGGAGATGCAGGCAAACGAAGTCAAACTAGGCTTTACTCGCGGCATACCTTACGTTGCACCTTATTAAAGGTAGACGGACACGCCGTCGAACTAACACAATCCAACACACACAGTTATGACAACTATTACCTATGTCAATGATGTCACAAAAAACGACATCGTTTTAACTAACCCTCGCTTCGACCGATTTGACGGCTTCCCTTGTGTAGTCGGTCAAAACTCCGAAGGAAAAGAAACTTGGCTCGAAATCTACTCCGAGGCAGAGTTCAAACAAGGTCTCGAAACGGGCATTCTTCGCGCCCCGATTCGCCTTTAACTCCAACCAATAACACACAGCTCACACTCCTTTGGGGTGTGGGCTTTTTGGGTGTAAGCATACTGCTTACGATTAACAATTAACCAATCAATACACAATATGACTATAGAAGAATTATCTACTGGCGAGCTATGGCTCGTCTTATCCAAACTCAGTCCTTACGCATCGCTTTCTTACGAAGAAAAGGCACTACTAAGAGATATTGCCAAGGAACTAGAACACAGACAAAAAGTATAACGAATTATGAAAATCAAAAAACCAAACAAGCTAGTCAAGACAGACAAGCAAGAAGAGAGTGCGTATATCGTATTCTGGAGCATCATCGTTGGCGGCATACTGCTAGCGGTCACAATCATCGCTGAATATCTATGAAAAATATAATATATCAACTACACACAGAAGTGCAAAACGCACTTAATGAACCAGAGCCTCACGACTATTACGAGAGGCTCGAAAGGATTGAATCCTTAGTAAAGAAGTTAAGATGGCTTGAAGAACGAGAATCCTAAACCAACCAATAACTAATAATTAATATGAAAACATACATATGCAAAGCAACAATTTCAATAAGAGTTGAGGCTGAAAATGAAGATGAGGCAGAAGGTCTAGCAAGTCTAGAAATGGACATTGGAGACATCGACTGGGAGGCTGAAGAACAAGAGTCCTAAACTATTAGCTCACATCCTTCGGGGTGTGGGCTTTTTTGGTAGACAAGGCTACGTTTTTTCTGTAGCATCCAAACGAGATTGCGCCTCAAACGAGACTGCGCGAAACGATCAAGCGCAGGAAAACAACTAACAATATGGACACAGAAGAATACCTAAAAACAATTAAGGAAAAAACAGAGGACATGCGAAGGTGCATGACCATCCGAAACAAGTTTGAGAGATGGAACGAAGGTTTTATTCCTCTCGATGATATGAGCATAGATCAGCTATGTGAATACTATCAATCCACAAAAGAAATATTAAACAAACAACTAACAGGGGGTGTAAGGCTATCGACCTGGTCAAGCACTGGGGACGGGGGTTCAAATCCTCCCACCTCCACCATTTAATCACTAACCACAAATCAATATGTATTCAGAATCAGCACGATCTGCACTGGCTTTTTGCCAGTCCATGACAGAAAAATATCACGAACTCCTCAAGACTGCGGACATTACCGATGGCGTAGAACGTAGACCGAACAGGCAGAAAATCTGCGTTGATCCAGAGGCCGAGGCTAACTGGCTGTCACTGGTCATCATGCGAGTCGAGGAACAAAAAATGAGTTGGCCCCAAGCTGTTAAAGGAACTCCGTGGGAGGGTAGGCCAGAGGCAATGCGTCATCTTGCAATCCGTCGCGGCGTTTACAGCACGAAAATGTTACGGGCAAAGAAGGCTAAAGATACCAAAAGAATAAACGATGAAGCCAAGAGGATAAACAAGCTAGTTGCTAACGGTCACGGAAAACTAAAGGATGTTATAAAGGATAGCACCATAACCCTGAATCAATACTACGCGGCTAAGGGAAGGTTGAATTTACCGCATACTGACAAGCGTGTAAGATAATTAAATATCTTTGAACTTGAATCACTTACCAAACTTTTACTTGACATAAAAGCTAGGGTATCCTTATATAGAATTAGGTGTAAGTTATGTATAATCGTATACTCCACCTTGTTACTAGAATGATCCAACTTGTTACTAGAATTTTCCTGTGCAGTTTTTAAGTGAAGCTGTGCCTGCATAAAACCAACTAACTACACAATGAAAATCAAAATACACACATATCCAGATGGGCCAGCCATAGGTTTGCCTCATGATGAAATCGTATCAGCCATGGGACTCCGTGGCAGATTCTCTGATGCTCGCATCGGACAACTTGAAGCTGGGGATCGGTATATCATGCCAATCCAGACCGAGCTAGAGCCTCGCAGCGATACACAACTACTTGCGCTGATGGCGCAAAAACATCTACGAACTTGCTACGTGGACAATCTAGTAAGCCCAGACAGTAAGACTCTAGTGATCATGACCGATGACGGTGGGACTCTATGCACTCAGGACTACGATACTACCGAATGTTCTGACCTCGATGCACTCCGCGATGGACTCAACTTTATCCTCGATCAAGAGGAAATATGAGTCACTTCTACAACTGCAAGAACCCATCCGAGCCTCAGTTCGAGGCGAAGGTGGGGACTCCTGCACAAGCTCGTAAAGCTGGCGCAGATATTTATCCGTCAGTTACGACAGTGCTGGGCATAGTCAAGGATTCATTCCTTGATGAAGTCTACAGGCCGAGGATGATGACGGACTTAGCCAGAGAGCATCCAGACTTGCCTTGGGCTAATCTTGCAGAGATGGTTTACGGGACTAGACCGCATCCAAAAGATGGTGAGTTAATACCATCGCATGAGTTTGGCACATCGGTTCACGGAACTATTGAGCGTATGATAAATCACCACGTACTGGGCATCGACGAACACCCAGGTAAGTCATGCTGGGACAAGTGGGCTACACCTTTTCTGGACTGGATCGATGACAACAATGTCCAAGCCTTGGGCTGTGAAAAGCTGGTCAGTCACGGGGGCATCAAGATTGCTGGCTCCGTAGACTTCGTAGGCATCAAGGACTCCAGAATCTTTCTCGCGGACTACAAGTGCCGTGTAAATACTAAGGGTAAGGCTAAACGATACCAGAAGGATTGCTGTCAGCTAGCTATTGAGGCATATATGCTGATGCACCTACAGAGATTACCCTACCTACCAAAAATTAGATCCATCATAGTGGACTGCGACACCGCAGAGCATATCCACTACGAGTGGACGGACGAAGAAAGCCAGTGGGGTATCCGTGTAGCCAAAGCTGCGGCTAACCTTTACTGGATGCTACGAATGGAACCTGCAGTAAAACAATAATTATGAACAAAGCACTACCAACTGACGCAAAAGAACGAAAGAAATACCCAATGTATTCTGGCCTTATTAAATACTTTCCTCATGCACTAGCCGCCGTGTCACACTGTAGCTATCAAGGCAACGAACAGCATCACCCTGACAAACCCCTTCATTGGGACATGGACAAGTCCGCTGACGAACTGGACGCACTCATTCGACACATGGTCGAAGAAGATTGGGACAAGGTAGCATGGAGGGCCTTGGCAAATTTAGAACGAAAACTTACTGGCAAATGTATGTATTCAAATGGGATCACGAAATGATTGAGATTAACTTAACTGACGACGAAGTCATGATGTGCCAGCACGTAGGACACCTGCGATCCGTGCTATCCAGAGGCAACAAGGTCAAAGACATGAAGCGAACCGACATGGCCGGCCTAGATATAGATGCCCAAGGCGTCACCGCTGAGTATGCGGTAGCCAAACATTTCAATGTATTTTTTGATCTCGGACTTAGCCCTCGTGCTGGGTCAGCCGATGGGGTAATGAACGGTTACTCCTACGATGTCAAAAGCACTCACCACGCTCTCGGAAAGCTACTGGCAACCCTCAAAGACAACCCCGATGTGGATATGTATATCATGTGCATCACGCCAGATCGTTGGACTGTTAAGATGGTTGGCTGGTGCTGGAAGAAGGAACTTATAAACAAGAAAAACATAAAGGATCTAGGGTACGGAAAGGGCTATGCACTTGAGCAGAGCCAACTTCGTTCCTTCAAAAAGTAGTGTTCAAAATAGAAAGACTAAATGAAAGAAATTGATGAACTCATTACGATGGCTTTGAACATTGTTGAAGAAGCTTTAACGGCAAAAAAGAAGCATGAGACAGGAATATATCTCAAATCTTTACGACAGATATTAAATCAAATTAAACAACGAAACGATAAAAAATAATATGAGTATGACACAAATAGAAAGTAACGTCGAAAGAATACAGACTAGGATCGATATGATCCGACAGGAGTCACGGACTCTGTCCTTCAGAATAGAAAGGATGATGGAGCAGCGTAAGAACCTAACGCAAGAGAAGAAAGCCCTGAAGGATTTACTCACGGAGCTAGATGTATCTTCCACAAAATAAACTCAAGGACTGGAGGGTCAAACATCAGCCCAAAACTTGTCCACTGATACTGCGAAAGACATCGGACTGGGTGGTGGATCACTGCCATCAGACTGGTATGGTCCGCGGTGTAGTATCAAGGGTAGGCAACGCCCTGCTCGGTAAGATAGAAAACTTCGCTTACCGCAGATGCCAGATCAGCCAAGGTCATTTACCCGCAGTGCTGCGCGGCATGGCAGACTACTTAGAGCAGGAGCAACTGGATGTATTACACCCCGTAGGACTGACGCAACTTACAAAAAAATTTAAGGGCTTGACATCCGAAAAACAGAAAGGCATTTTAGTTGATCTAGGGGCAAAACGAAAACAACTCATGGAATGTTCTAATGCCTCAGAACGAACCAAACTATTCCGTGAACTAACTAAACATAAACATGAATAAATTGAATATTCATTCAAAACTCAAAGGGATTCAGTCATCCCTCAAAGCTCCGAAGGGGCAGACTAATAAGTTCGGCGGGTACGCTTACCGTTCTGCTGAAGATATACTAACGGCTGTCAAACCTCTGCTCGCTGAGTGGAATTGTACGCTAGTTATTACTGACGATGTAGTCGAAGTAGGTGGACGTATATACGTCAAGGCAATGGCTGTGCTGGCCTGCACCGAAGGCGGTGAATACACCATCCAAGCAAATGGATTCGCTAGAGAATCAGAGACTCGCAAGGGCATGGATGACTCACAGATTACTGGGTCCGCTAGTTCCTACGCTCGTAAATACGCACTCAACGGACTCTTTGCTATCGACGATACAAAGGACGCTGATGCTACCAATGATCATGGCAAGAAGCCAACAACACAAACCAAGAAGATAAGCCAGCCAGCCAACGCTGACACGGGCTTTGATTTCTAACCAATAATAAAATGCCAAAATACAATAATGAAAACACTGGGGTTCTATTCCCAGAAAGTAACCGTGAGTCCGACTCGTCGCCTCACGCCACAGGAACAATCGAAGTCACTGCGCCAGGTAAATACCGTGCGGCGGCTTGGAAGAACCAGAGTAAATCTGGTCCTGTTATGAACCTTCGCTTGACTCGTCTTGATGAGGACAAACAGCCTGAAAAATACCGTAGGGGCAGTATACCAAACCAACCCGCAGCGGCGGCCATAGCGGACGATCCTTTTTAAGTTGATTGGTTGTCAAGGGGAGGGGGTAAAACCTCTCCCCTTTTTATTCTTTACTTACATGAACCTACAAAAACAAAACTATGAAATATACATATATGCTCAACATGGACAACGAGAAAGCAGAGTCCTGCGATGTTGTCGTTAAGTTTCTGATTGACCCATGCGGTCGATTCGATGGATTCACTTCCATCACCTCAAACAAACCACTTTACTCCGAGGACCTAGCTTACCTAGAGGAATGGGTAATGCAGGGCAAGGATAAGTGGTATCCACGAATCAATAACTAGAACTAATTACCATGAACGAATTACTACAAGGATACATTGACGCGGGAGAACCGCTTCTTAAGATGGACGGCTTTGATGACTGCATTGCAGGGGTCGTAGAACGATTTGGTCAGGAGCCTATTGTGTGCTACGACAAGGCAAAGGTCATTGACCAGATGATCGCCGATGGGATGACCGAAGAGGAGGCCGTAGAATTTTTTGAGTACAACCAAATAGGAGCATGGGTGGGTGACAGAACACCCTGCTTCCTCATATCAAAATCATGAAAGAATTAGAGCAGAGCCTTCTGGGGACAATCCTGAAGGCTGAGATAAACGATGGCTGTAATGCGCTACTAAACGAAGCAAAGGAGTCCGGCATTAATGCTGATTTCTTTACGGCTCACGACACCCGAACAATGTGGGAAACCATGTGCAAGTTGGACTCCAAGGGAGTTATCCTTGGCACGATGTCCCTGTTCACGGATATGTCCAAGGGTCAAAAGGGACTCGATGCCAGCTTAGTCTGGTCCACGCATGACGCAGGACTCAGCGAGTTACAATACAAGGGACTTATAGATGACTTGGTGGAGTCCTATAAATCACGAAACCTTCACCGCCTCTCGCTGATAATCAAGGACGGCCTACAGGAGGGTAAGGACTCCGAGGAGATCCTTACTTCTATACAGGGTCAGTGCGATGCCATATCCTCTTTGACTCCGAACAAAGAGAATCTGCAAACCATTGTTGATCAAACATATAAAGATGTCATAGGAAAAGTAGACTACTCTCGATACCTACGGACTGGCATTCAATCCATTGACGATGTCCTATACAGAAACGGCTACGGGTCAGGTCAGCTTTGTGTCCTAGCTTCACGGCCAGGGTGCGGCAAGACAGCCTATGCACTGAACTTCTTGAAGAACGTCTGTACGAATGGTCACGGGGTGCTTCTCTTTAATCTTGAGATGGGCGTGAACCAGATAATGAAGCGCATCTTTAGCATCAACTCAGGCTTACATATGCGTAGGTTTGAGGACGGGCTAGCCCCAGAGGACAAGATGCAGACATTGCAGGAGACTACCGAAACTGTGAAGGGTTGGAACTGCTGGATCCGAGACAACGTGTATCGGCTGGACCACATTCTAGCAACCGCCAGAGGTATGCACAGAAAGCACGACTTAAATGGAATCATTATTGATTACTGCCAACTTATAAAGCCCATGTCTAAGAACATATCCAGAGAGCAGCAGGTTGCAGAGATCAGCCGTGAGTTAAAGCTACTTGCCAAGGACTTAGATATACCTATCCTGTTGCTGGCGCAGGTGAACCGTGAATCTGAAAGGGATGACCGGTCACCCATCATGTCTGACCTTCGTGAAAGCGGAGCCTTGGAGCAGGATGCTGACAGTATCATATTCTTGTGGCAGACACTATCAGAGAGGGAGCAGGGGACCGATTACGTCCGCTGGACTCTAGCCAAACAGCGGGAGGGCATGGGATATACTCAGGGCCGAATCCTCTTCAATAAAGGCACTCAACAGATGGAGGATTACTCGCAGTTTATTTGATATGAAGCCACACCAAAGGCGGTCACTTATTTACCACAAAACCATTGAAGAGTTTTTTGGTGGATATGTCTGCAAAAAGTGTGGATTCAAAGGAAAGGCAGTGCAGTTCGACTGCCATCACCTGCCTGAATATAAAAAAGTTAGACCCATCACCCACTTCAGGAGGACAGGAAATCGAGAGACATTTATTAATGAACTAAAGAAGTGCGAACTTCTTTGTGCAAATTGTCACAGGCTAGAGCATTCCTCTTGACAGAAGACATAGAACACCTATGTTATAATTATTCTACCACACAAAGGTTCGTGTGTTAGTTGGTTCATATTATAAATACAAGGTAAGCCGAAGGAGTAATCCTAGGCGGAGTGCGGTTTTTTCATGGTCCGCGCTTTTGTTAGTCCTTGGGGGCTGTTCCGTTTTCCCTATTTCTCGGAGCAGCCCCTTTTACTATAAGGCCCCAGGCGGCACTATCAAGGGACGCTCGCCCTCCTTAACTCTACGTAGGTATTCTTTGCTTTCACGCCCTTTCTGGAAGCCAAAGATTCTGTTTATTACATCAGAGAACGGCAGCAGTGTAACGAACTTACTTTCTGTAATCGCACGCTCTCCTCGCATGACACGACCTAATTCACTGGTCGCATCAACAAACTGCTGTATAGCAACCGGAGTCACGTAATCACGCAATGCAGCACCTGCACCCTCTTTTCTGAACTGGTAGCTTGTGTATCTGCTGATACCTGCGATGCGGAACACTCCGTTGAAAAGGTAGTCGCTCATGTATCCTAGTCTACCGGCCAAGAAGTCCTTGAGTGCGTCTACTGGTAATCCTATAAGTAGCATGAATGTCATCAGCAAGGCCAGGTCACTTGATGCCTTTTTTATTTTCCTCGCGTTACCAGTTCTCACGCCATCAATAAATTCATTGACCATACGATCTTTAACAAAATTAAGTTGCTTGATCATAAATGACT